TGTAATTATCCGTTTTGCCATTTTTGGGAAAATACCCCCCCATATAATCCACATACGAGGATATACACGCACACACGCACATGTAATCCACAGGGTATTCTCTAAACTTTTTTGTATTAAATATTATTGGATAATTGGATAATTGGATAATTACCCTTGTAGGCTATTGATTTCATTGGACTTTGTAATTATCCATGTTGCACTGCACAAATCAAAACGGATAATTAGCGGATAATTGTAATGAAATCAACGACTTACTATTTTATGCTAATTCTCACTGCCAATTCCAACACACCCTCGGCATTTGGGCGATAGATTGCAACACTTGATGGCGATTTAGCCTTGGGTTTACGACTGCCGTAGGTTTGTGGTGCATATGCACCCTTGTATGGGGTTGCACGATTCCATTTAATGCATTGCATAGCGTAAGGCATAAGATAACTCCTATGAGTGTTATGGATTTAATGTAGCACCCCCCGAAGGGGGTGCAGGGTGCAATTACGCTACTTTAACTTCGGGCTGAACGAATGCTTGCTCAGCGTTGTAGCGATCTTGTGCCTCTTGCAGATAATCATACAAGGGCGAGTTTTTGATTTTGACAGAGCCATCAGCAGATTTCTTGAAGGCAGAGTCAAGGCGTTTCATCAGCGAATCAAACATAGTCTGCACATCATACTCAGACACAATGTTTTCGGCTTTAGCGGTATTCCAAGGTGTAGCCAATAAAACGGTTTCATCGAAGGTAATGCCGTCAACCTTGTAAAAGGCAAACTTTTTATCTTCTTTGAGATACGCAAATTGACCATGCTTTTCAAAGAATGCAACCAAAGACTGACGGCGGATACCCGTAGGTAACACATCAAACAGTTTTTGACCAAACCGAATGTCGCCATGCTCAATCGAATAACCGATTGCATTGACGGCGGCGATTTGAATCTCAGACTGTAATTCAGTTGCAGACTTACCGATTGAGACAATTTTTGCTGTTAAATCGTTGGCGGATAGTAGAGCCATGAGATATTACTCCTAAGTTAGTTAGTCAGAATCAAGCACACTATTGCTAATGCACTTGATAAAAACCCCTGATTGTTATGGGGTATCGAGGTTTGACCTAATACCTTTGCAATCAGGGATACAAAATCTCATAACCCTTGCTAGTGCTTAACTTGTTTTCGCACACTAGGACTAGACTACTGCAACCACCTTGGGTCTTGTCTATCCCTACCCCGATATTTTCCCAGATCGGGTGCGGTTCGCTCAGGTGTGTGTATGACTTCTACACTTTTACACGGATACTATCCCGCTTGCCCCGCAACTTACTCAGTCCACGCCAGCGATCAGATGACTCACGCAAGGCAACAACCCGAACATTTCAGAGCTTTAAAGCAAGGTCTAAAGGATTCTCAGGTATAGACCAACCCGTAGCGATACTCTGCGATATAGGCACAACGCTAAGCGGTGCGACCTACACCATAGGCAGAACGCTAAGGGGATACCCCCCTGACCAGAGGGGGTGGGGGGCGGGGGCTATGCTTACGTATTGGCCGTAATGCGCCCGGTAAAAATATGAATATACACACGTTGTATAGACATTAACATATTTGTTACTTTAAGTGCCCTTAGGTAATGTTTATGTTACAAAACACACTCCACTGTTGTATCCGCGCAACGCTCAAGTACAATACACACGGGTGGCTAAGCCGACAATCGAGGACATGGCAAGTGAGAACTTTTTCGGCTTTCTTGCTCACAGCTAGCAGACCATAAAATCGACACCCACCTCTAAGGGTTTTCCCTATGTTGACAAGATACATACAACCCATTACATTCACGCCATGCCATACAAAGACCCGAACGACCCAAGAAAGCTAGAAGCTCAGCGCCGGCATTATGAGAACCATAAGCAAAAGGTAAAGGATGCTGTAAAAACAAGAAGAAAACGACTTCGCAAAGAATGGCATGCTTTTAAGAAAACACTGCGGTGTACCAACTGTTCAGAAGATCATCCAGCGGCATTGGACTTTCACCACATAATTAGAGACCCCTCGAACAAAAAGGTTTTTAAACTAGTTCATGATGGGATGATTAAACAGGCGATGGAAGAAATCCGAGAGAAATGTATCGTATTGTGTGCAAACTGCCATAGAAAGCACCACTATGCTGAACATCACTCCAAAAAACCAAAATCAAAAAAGCGTTCTAAAAATAGTATTGACAACAGCCACACATGATGTATGATTCACAAAAACCAAAGGAGAAAAACATGGTAACCGAAGCAATGAAAAAACTTTTGGACTATTTCCGTCCGAAGGCCCCCCAACCCCAAACGTCACAACCCGTAGAACAAGTTAAGCCTGCTCGACCCAAAAAAGAGGAGCGTAGGGTGATTGCAAAGCCAGCAGCTAAAAAAGTTGCGAAGAAGGCGGTTAAGAAATGAAACGCCATAATTTCTTTTTACCCGAGCCAGTCATGATAGAGCTCAGAGCCTTGGCAGAAAAAAGACATACAACCGTTTCAGAACTTATTCGACAGGCCCTAGTTGACTACCTTGATGGACGACGAGTTACTACCAATACAGCCGCCTCCACCGGCGCTTGATATACCCCAGGAGATGATCCTGGCTATAGCTGTAGGGATGGAAGACCCCCAAGAGATCGCTGCTCGATATGGATTCGAAAGCACGCGATGGATTTCGCTCCAGCAGTGGAAACCATTTAACGATGCTGTTGCCAAGCAGAAGGCGGAGCTTGAGCAAAACGGGGTTACGTTCCGTATAAAGGCTAAGGCTCTGACGGAAGATGTGTTCGAGGATGCGTACAAGATTGCTCGGTCAAACGATGCGACGCTACTGCAAAAGCTTGAATTTATAAAACTTGGTGCTAAACTCGGAGACATGGAACCTAAGGCAAATGCCCAGATAGCGGCAGGTCCAGGGTTTTCTATCACCATAAACTTGACGGACACAGCTAAGAAAACCATCGACATACCTGCTGTAGAGGAAGTTAAGCAAATCCCTCAGTCTAAACAGAAAAAACTGAAAAATGAGTAACTTACAGTACACTCCGCCGGCATCGGTTAAGGAGTTCTTGACTTGTGATGCCTTTATTTCTCTTATCGTGGGGCCAGTGGGTAGTACGAAAACTACTGCTGGGATTATGAAAATAGCCTACCATGCGGCGAAAATGGCCAAATGTAAGGACGGAATACGACGTTCTAGGGCGATTTGGGTACGTAATACACGAGAGCAGCTGCGGGACACCTCAATTCCTGACGTACTACGCTGGTATCCGGACGGCCAAGCGGGGACGTATCTCAAGTCCGAATATAAATTTATTCTGAGGTTTGACGATGTTGAGTGTGAAATTCTTTTTCGTGGTCTCGATGATTCTAATGACGTTAGGCGGTTATTGTCTTTACAGGCTTCTTTTGGAATTCTGGACGAGTTTAGAGAAATTAACCCCGACATCTTTAATGCGCTACAGGGTCGTCTTGGCCGTTTCCCTTCTAAGTTGGATAACAGCGTGGGTTGTGTCGATGACAACGGTCAGTCTAATGCTCATATTTGGGGAATGACCAACCCGCCCGATATGGATACCTTTTGGGAAACATATCTAAGTGAACCACCAGACAATGCAGAATGCTTTTTCCAGCCTAGCGGATTATCCCAAGAGGCAGACTGGCTTGAGTTTTTACCGGACGGATACTATGAAAACTTGGCAGAAGGTAAGTCAGAAGATTGGATTGATGTATATATCAACGCGCAATTTGGTAAATCGTTGTCCGGACAGCCTGTGTTTAGGGCTTTCGATCGTGATATTCATGTGTCTGAAAAAGAGTTAAACTATATAAAATTGTCCACGAACCCGCTAGTTATTGGGATGGACTTTGGCTTAACCCCCGCCTGCACTATATCGCAGGTTGATCCGCAGGGAAGATTTTTGACCTATGCGAACTTAGTATCTGACGGAATGGGGACTCTTAGATTCACAAGGGAGAAGCTCAAACCCTTGTTATCAAACAAATTTCCCGGTATGCCAGTGCTAATTATTGGTGATCCAGCTGGTCAACAGAGGGCGCAGACAGATGAGCGAAGCGTGTTTGACATCCTAAAAGCAGAAGGATTTAGGGTAATTCCGGCTAAATCGAACAGCATTGTGGCTAGACTTTCCGCCGTAGATGCACTTTTAACTCGTATAGCTGATGGAAAACCAGCTATGCTTATTGATCCAAGCTGCAAAGAATTAATAAATGCACTAAGAGGCGGATATAGGTATAAAATTAAAAATAATGGCGATACCGACGACAAACCGGAAAAAAACGGTTACTCTCACATTGCGGACGCCTTTCAGTATGCGTGTTTGCATGCAGATGGAAACATTACAGGTGATGTGTTAAGCCGAAAAGCAAGAATTGTAAACAAAACTTCATTTGTTTGGGAATAGGGCTTGACAGATCAATGGTTTATCACTTATAAAGCAAGTATTGACATTTCGAAATAGTCTATGGATGCTGCGTTAAATATTACAAACGCGACTGCCCCCGGTTATACAACCGTTGGTGGGATCGTGCCAATCAAATCGATTAAGCAGCTCCAAGAAGAGGAGCGTGCTGCAGCCGTCACTGCAAATTCTAGCCCAGTAGTACAGAATCTTGCTGCATACATCAAACAGAAGTGGATGTACGCTCGTATGGCTAAAGAGTACACAGTCGAACAGCAAATGCTTAAATCTGTTCGAGCACGTCGTGGACAGTATGATCCTGACAAATTAGCGCAGCTGCGTGAGCAGGGAAGTTCGTCAATATTTATGATGCTAACTTCGAACAAATGCCGTGCGGCTTCAAGCTGGCTTCGCGATGTTGTTATGTCTACTCCTGAAGAAAAACCATGGAGCTTAAAGCCTAGTCCGATTCCTGATATGGAACCAGATATTCTGCAAGACTTGATGATGCGTGCTCAACAGCAATTAGAGCAGATGCTTACGTCAGGAATAAATCCTACTGATGTCGAAGTACGTCAGATGCTGCTTGACCTTAAAGATGCTGCATATCGCCAGCTCGGTGAGATTGCCGAAGAAACTGCTAAGCGCATGGAAAAGAAAATGCATCAGCAGATGATTGAAGGTCAGTGGACTACAGCGTTTGCTCAGTTTATTGACGACTTAGTTACATTCCCATCTGCAATTCTAAAAGGCCCTGTTGTTCGTAATAGACCCGAGTTAAAATGGGTTAAGCTGCCTGGCGGTGGGTACGACTTACAAATTCAAAAAACTTTAGCATTAGAGTGGGAACGAGTAAGCCCATTTAATATTTACCCCGCTCCTGATTGCTCAACTATTAACGACGGGTACTTACTTGAAAGACACAAATTATCACGGGCTGATCTTCACGAACTTATTGGAGTTGATGGTTATAGCGATGGAGCCATACGTCAAGTCCTTGAAGCTTATGGAAAGGGCGGCTTACGCGAATGGATCTATGTGGACCTTACTCGCGCAACAGCTGAAGGCAAGTCTACAACTGCTGCAGGCCAAAACCCATCGGAGCTAATTGATGCGTTACAATTTTGGGGTTCAGTGCAAGGCCGTTTACTCATTGATTGGGGAATGTCTCCTGAAGAGGTTCCCGACCCTATGGCGGAGTATCCTATTGAAGCATGGCTTATCGGTTCGTGGATTATTAAAGCCGTTATCAATTCCGATCCGCTCGGTCGTAAGCCATATTACAAAGCTTCGTATGAGGAAGTCCCAGGAGCTTTTTGGGGCAACTCTGTCGCCGACCTCTGTAGAGACGTTCAAGATGTATGTAACGCTGCTGCTCGTAGTCTTGTTAATAACATGTCTTTGGCATCTGGGCCTCAAGTTGTCTACAACATAGACCGCTTACCTGAAGGTGAAAATATTACTCAGTTGTACCCTTGGAAGATTTGGCAAACTACATCTGACCCATTAGGGGCAAATCAAACTCCTGTATCTTTCTACCAGCCAAACTCGCAAGCTAATGAATTAATGGCTGTATACGACAGATTTTCAGTTTTAGCTGACGAGTACACAGGTATTCCACGTTATATGACTGGCGGCGCGCCCGCAGGCGGAGCAGGTAGAACTGCTTCTGGTATGAGTATGTTGATGACAAACGCTGGTAAATCTATTAAGCAGGTCATCTCAAATATTGACGAGAACGTTATTAAACCGTGTATTGACCGTTTGTACTACTACAATATGCGCTACTCTGACGATCCGGATCTAAAGGGCGATGTTGATATTGTTGCTCGTGGTGCGTCTTCGATCATGGAAAAAGAGACTGCCCAGCAGCGTCGTAATGAGTTCTTAGGACTTGCTTTAAATAGCCCAGCGGCTCAACAGGTTGTTGGCATGGAAGGTATTGCCGAATTGCTACGTCAGACCGCTATGACTCTTGATATGAATGTGGACAAGATTGTACCAACGGCTGAAATAATGAAAGCTAAAGTACTTGAAGCCCAACAGATACAGCAAGCCCAACAGATGCAAATGCAAATGGCTCAACAAAACGGACAAGCAGAAGCAGGCGGAACACCTCCTGCACCGCCCGGGGGTCAAAATTTGATGGATGGCTCGCCAGTAACGAATAGATTTTCGCAGTAAAGCTTGACAAAGTTGTATATACGTTGTAAATAGTAACTAAGTCAGACAGTTGTCTGATGACAAAAAGGAGTTTTTATGAAAGCTATTTCCCCA